GACACTTCCCCTAATATGTCCGTCCCACACGGACACTCACAGACACAGATGTCCACTGTACGCAGACAACGGGCAAAATATTAGTGCAATATACACAACTATCACTGGAAATATATCCAATAATTGTGCATATTGCACTATGAAAATCAGTTATTTTGGAACATTATGGTCTTGTGTCCGTGTATGGGAAACACATACAGGGTTAATGTTTTCGAACATGTGTTCTATGAACAATATGGACTTTGAATAAATCTAAATAATGATATATAATAATGTTATCAAATGAAAGAGAGGTGAACAGATGACAGACTACGAAGAAAGCTACAAAAATTATCTAGCATGGCTCACACCTCGTGAGCTATTGCAAGAGTACAAGTTTATGCGGTTCCCGTGGCGTTATCGGGAACGAAAATGGATCAAAGAAGAAATAGAAAGTAGGTGTGTGTACTAATGTTGGATGCAATTTTGTGGTTTGGTTTTGGAGCTATATTAATTTTTCCGTATGGAGTTTGGTGTGGGGCAAAATGGTCAGGAGGATATAAGAAATGAAAAATTATTGTGATATATGTTTTACATGTAATGATACTGAATATTGTCATTTATGTAACCAGTCAGAGATTTGTTCCGAATTTAAAAAGTGTTTTGATAATAAGCCTTATATAATGTGGGGTACAATGGCAAGTTTTGACGATATCCTGAGATGTGTAGAGAAATGGAGGTTATACAATGAGCAGACCACTAAACAGTAAAAAATCATGGTATAAAGTGTATATAAAAGAATTAAATACACCGAACATCCTTAAAAGTCAGTGTAAATACAAATGTGATTACCTGCTAGTGCAGGCATACACAGGTGCAGTCGCAATGGCAATCGTACAAGACTACGTTGTCGAGTTTGAAGAAAAATTTCGTCCTGTATACTACAATAAATTAGAGGGAGGTGTTCCGATTGACAACAAAAAAGTCTTATTTGAAGAAGAGTAAACCGCAGGGATTGCTCAGGTCAAAAGACGATTATACACCGCTTGCGTTGGAACTAACGTGGGATATGAAAGACGTAAGAAAAGAGTATTCTCGGTTAAGATCAATCTGGCGTAAACGATATGAAAGATTACTGAAATCTGACTACAAAGATATCAACCTTGTAAAGGATCGACCGATCCAACGTTACAAACAGTTGAAAGATATAACAAGTGATAGAGAAATCTATCACTTGTTATCTGAACTGGCAACTATTATAGCATCAGATCGAACCACAGTAACAGGATTGAAAAAACAGGAAAAAGAACAGATGCAACACATCAATGATGTGTATGGAACAGAGTTAAAAAAGCATGAGGATTTACTAAATTTTGGTAGATTTATGGAACAGCTTCGGGATTTTGCTTCGGATCGTATATATGATTCAGATTTTGCCGTTGAGTTATATTCTGATGGTGAAAAGCTGAGTACAGGCAAAATGTTAGAGCTATATAAGGAATTTCTGAAAACGGGATCCCGAAACATTTCAAAATTGAAATCTGGAATAGCAAAGAAAGAAAAAGTAAAACGTCAGAAAAGGAAAGCAGGTAAACGTAAACGTAGGAGGTAACACATGGAAAATCTGTATACAGTAGATACCTATAACTTTAATAGAATACAGAATTTACCATGTTTACATGATACTAGATCTAACAGAGGAAGTAAAAAAGCAAAGGGTTATAAAAATTGCCTGTGTGCATTCGATATCGAAACAACTAGGTTGGAAGATATCGAGCAGTCAATAATGTATATCTGGCAGTTTTCAATTCTTTTTCTTGATGATTTACATATTGATACGATAATTGGAAGAACGTGGACAGAATTTGAGTTATTTCTTGATAATCTTATGAATGACGATAACTACGCTTATTACATGATTTTTGTACACAATCTTTCATATGAATTTCAGTTTTTGCGTGGTATATATACATTTTCACCGGATGAAGTTTTTGCCATAAAATCACGAAAAATATTGAAATGTGAAATGTTAGAGCGATTTGAATTTAGGTGTTCATATCTGCAAACTAATATGTCACTAAATACGTTTACCTCAAAAATGAAAGTAAAACACCAAAAATTATCAGGTGAAAAATTTGATTACAGTAAAAAACGTTTTCCATGGACAGAACTAACCAATTATGAAATACAGTATAGTACATACGACACAATCGGACTAGTTGAAGCAATGTATAAACGTATGATACTGTCGAATGACAATCTATATACACTACCATTAACATCAACCGGTTATGTACGTCGTGAAACGAAAAAAGCAATGTATGGATGGGCCATAAAACACAAGAATATTTTTCCGACTATAGATGTTTTCGATCTGCTAGAGGAGGCGTTTCGGGGAGGAGATACTCACGCTAACCGTTATTACTCAGGAACCGTGATACGAGCAGATGGTAAAAATATTCTAGGAATCAGTTCATATGATAGGTCATCCTCTTATCCTGACGTTGTGTTGAATTGTGTTTTCCCGATGACACGTTTTGTATATATCGGATCAATAGATGAATCTGATATAGATAAGAAACTGGATAGAGGAAAAGCACTCTTATTCCGATGTAAAATAACAGGTATTGAGCAGATCGACAAGTATTACGGAGCTCCCTATATTTCATATTCAAAATGTAGAAATGTTTCATGTGAAACACTTGACAATGGGCGTATTTTAAGCGCTGAATATATCGAAACAACGCTTACTGATATTGATTATGAGATAATGAAACAAGAGTACAAATGGAAACATTTTGAAATAACAGAGTGTTATGAGAGCAAATACGGAGCATTGCCAGAACCGTTGAAAGCCATTTTCCGTAAATATTATACGGACAAAACAGAATTAAAAGGAATAATAGAACAGGAACTTTTCTACAACATGCAAAAGGCATTGCTTAATGCCGGCTATGGAATGATGGTTCAATCACCCGTGAAACAATCATTAATATTCACAGAATCGGCAGAAAACATATATACAGTTGATGAAAATGTTTCACGTGAAACATTACTCACTAAATATAACAGAACAGCTTTCTTGCCTTATCAATGGGGTGTTTGGGTAACAGCATGGGCACGCCTGCGATTGAAAGAGGGTATAAACATAGTTGGAGATCGTTACGTTTACAGCGATACGGATTCAGTAAAATATATAAAAGTAAGAGGTGATAATATTGACGAGTTATTTGATAGATACAATTCTGAGAGAAAAGAGCAAAGTATATCCAATTCCGCATACGCTACAGACCGTTATGGCGTTAAACATTATATGGGGGTGTATGAATTCGAGGATACGTATACTGAATTCTCCACCATTGGTGCTAAAAAATATGTCTATAGAACTAAAGACGGAAAATTACACGCAACAATCGCAGGAGTTAATAAAAAGCTTGCACCAGATGAGTTGGAAGAACATGGAGGAATTGAAGCCTTTAAAATTGGTTTCACCTTTTTACGATCGGGAGGAACTGAAAGCGTGTACAATGACGTTCCTTATGGGGATTTCACCGTGGAAAATCATGTTTTAAAAATTACACAAAATGTAGTTATCAGACCGTCAACTTACACAATAGGAATAACAGATGAGTACCGTAGGATTTTGACAGACGCAAGAACATTAAAAGAATTAAAAGAGACGTTTGACAAAAATTAACATATGTGTTATAATAATTCATGTAAAGAGATATTACAAGGAGGTGAGAATATGAAAATTACACGCTCATTAACAGTTAACAAGATCAACGTTATCTGCTACGATCCTGAAAATAAATGTGAGTTTGTACAGGAAGTTGGTTTGATCGGAAATCTTACTGATAAGCAGATCAGCAAAGAGATTAAAAAAAGAAATTTTGGAATTGTAATTGACTGGGAAAGAACATCCGAAGAAACAAAATTATACGGGATGGACGCAGAAGTGTTTTTAAAAAACGCAATTGTTATCAAAGAAAAGGAGAACTAAATCATGCCAAAGAATTATAAGATCATTAAATCATCAGGAAACCTCGATACCTATGCAGAGTATGACCTTATTGAGTCACCTGCAATCGTTTCACTTAAAAACGTAGAAAACAAAGGACTTATCTGCGTTGGAGTGTGGGCAAAATATCTTACCACCGACAATAGCGGAAATGAAATAACCTGCATTTCAGTGCAGGACGCAAACACGGGAGATGTATTCTCCGGTCAGTCAGCAACTTTCCGTGAATCATTCGAGGATATTGTCGATCGTGTTTCTGACATGGAAGAGGTTCCAGATATGTTTTTTATCGAGGTTCTTCACCGAGCATCAAAATCAGGTCGTGACTATCTTAACTGTGCGCTTGTTTCTCCAGATCGTGCGTTAGCCCGTATGGGATATTCTGAAAAGAATATTCCTATGCCAGAGCCACAGAAATAATATGTTATCATTTTATGAAAATAGCGGGTATCTGTCGATACCCGCTGTTTTAGGATATGGACAAAAGTTCAATTACATCTGGGGCGGACGTGGTACGGGGAAAACTTACGGTGCTCTTAAATACTGTATTGAGCATAAAAAAATTTTCGCTTATATGCGATCATTGCAGACACAGATTGATATGATTAAAATTCCAGAGCTTTCACCTTTTAAAAAATTAAATCACGATATGGGATGGTCAATATATCCGAAAAGTGTCGGAAAAAATATTGCGGTGTATTATAACGCAGAAATTGACGAAAATGGTAAAATAAAATATACTGGAAATATACTTGGTTATGCTATAGCATTAAATACTTTTGCCAATTTACGAGGTTTTGATGCATCAGACGTTGAGATAGGGATATATGATGAGTTTATCCCTGAAAAACGTGAACGCAGAGTTGAAAATGCCGGATATGCTTTTAAAAACGCATATGAAACAATGAATCGAAACCGTGAACTCGAGGGTATTAATCCAATACAGTTTTTATTGTTTTCCAATTCCGAAAGTTTATCATGTGATATGTTTATAGAGAATAATTTAATGGAAAAAGTATCGAACATGGATATTAATAAACAATCTCTGTCTATTATACGTGATAGAGGTATTGGACTTTTTAACTTGTATGATTCGCCGATTTCTGAAAAGAAAAAAGACACAGCTCTGTATAAAATGTCTGGATCAGATTCAGCATTTAACAGGATGGCACTAGGAAATGAATTTTATTCCGCTGATTATTCAGGAATTAAAAGCATGAACATTAAAGAACTGATACCTCTATGTAAAATGGATGCTATTACAATATATCAGCACAAGAGAAAAGACTTAATATATGTAACACGGCATAACTCTGGTAAACCGCCAGAGTATTCCAATACGGACAAGGATGTGAAAGCTTTCAGACGAGATTTTATTTATTTATGGGATATGTATTTATCAAACAAGGTACTGTTTGAGGATATCACAAGCAAGTCTCTATTTGAGATATATTTTAAAAATAAATATTGACTTTGTGCTTTATATCTGATATTATCTTTCATAGAAAGACAAGTGTTCGTGGCACACGTACAACACGTTGGGAGCGTGGGATCATAATGATCCAATGTGCATGAGTAAGTACAACTCAAGAATTTGTAGCACTTAATCTTTCGTCACATATGCAGAGTGTCAAAGCCTGCATATGTTTTGTTTCATGTGAAACATTTCTCACCTTTCTTCAATGTTTCACGTGAAACATATTATATGTTGTGCTAAATATAATCAATGGGGGTGAAATATGGACGTTAACTCGTTATCAACACTTATCAGTAACATCGGTGTTCCTTGCACTTGTCTAATCGCCACTTTCTACTTATGGCAGAAAGAAACCGATGCACATAAGGAAGAAATGAAAAACATGACAGACGCACTCAACAACAACACTCAGGCACTTACTAAACTCACAGATCATATCACAGGGAGTGATAAAGAATGACGATCAATTATAATAAAAATATCAGAGGTGTGTACATCGTCACAACGAACACAGAGCCTCTGATGATCAGGGCAGAGCCTAGTACAGACGGAACAGTTATCGCAGAAATGCCAAAAAACACGAAATGCATCTGTTTAGGATGTTATTCTGGAAACTGGTATGCAGTCACTTACGAGCAT